AGTCTTCAGCCTGACCATTACGCTCCAGACCCAACACCATGTCACTAAGCTGTGCAATGGATGCTGACCCGCGAAGCTGAGCCAGTGATGTAGCTGCACCTTCTTCGTGACCCTTGTCAGATGGACGCTTCAAGTGGCTGACCAAGATGAGAGCGATGTTAGTTTCTTGCACCAGCATACGCAGCTTCGTCATCACTTCATCCAATGCTTTGCGTTCGTCACCACTCTCCTGACTTGAGATGATGATGGACAAGTGATCAAGGAACACATACTTGCACGACATACCCTTTGCCAGATAGCGAACACGGTTGACAATGTTCTCAATGCTAGTCGATCCGAAGTGGTCGAACAGGTACAGTCGTCCAGTACCAAGCGTTGCATCGAAAGCGTTCTTGCGTTCTTCATCAGACACGACAGCATCAGGCAAGTGCAGCGGTGTGTTGGCAGCAAGCGACATCATGGACAGTGCAGTCTTGCGAACGCTCTCTTCCAAGAACATCAGGCCGATGTTGTCCTGTGTATTCTGAATCAGATGCCACACCAACTCACGCAACACCTGTGACTTACCCAAGCCTGAACCTGCTGTGATGGTGACAAGTTCACCGAGTCGGATACCATAGGTGAGTTCGTTCAACCCGTCCCAAGGATACTTGCAATCGGCTGGTGCCATCGGTTCAGACACCACATCCCACAGTGAACTACCAGAGACAATACCGTCTGGTACAAACTGCTCAGCCCTCCACCAGCGGTCAACAAACTGTGCTTCCTTACTTGCTGACAACCAGTCGCATGCATCTTTCAACTCAGGCATAGGCTTGAATATCTTGCACTTGCTGCCGAACAACTCAGCCACTTCCTTCGCAGCCTTGATGCCGGGTTCATCACCATCAAAGCAAACAACAACGGTTTCAAAGCTGTTGATGTATTCGTAGTTGGCTTTGCAATCTTTCAATGCTGAAGCTGCACCATTCCTGATGGACACCACAGGCCACTTCGATCCTGTCATCTGGAACACAGCCAACGCATCGAACTCACCTTCAGTGATGGTTAGATACTTGCCACCGGACGGGAACAAGTTCTGTCCATACAGTGTTGCAGCTTTCCAGTTGCCGACAGCGCTGAAGTCTTTGCGATCTACAGGTCGGACCTTTGCTGCCACCAACACAGAGTCTTTGTCGTAATAGGGGAAATAGTATTTGCCGTTGTCACGGACAGTGCCATACTTCTCCATCGTTGTTTTGGTGATGCGTCTTTCTGACACAGACACTGGCACACCTGTGGCGAAAGCCTTAGTGAAGCTCATGTCTTTAACGGGTTCTGCGATTGGTTCGATCACTGTGATTCCTTCTGTACCGGGGGTTAATACTGAACAGACAAAGCAGTAGGTACTACCGTCTGCGTTGATTGATGCACCATCACTGCTACCACAAGCAGGACAAGCAACGTGTGTCTGTATGAAACTCATTTAGTTCCAGCCTTGCTGAAAACATGGAAGCGTTTAGCATGCAGCAAAGCCTCGTCACGTTCTCTGTTGAGTCCATAGATTGTTCCCATCTGCACACCTTCATCACGCTTACGCTTGACAACGTCTGTGCTGATCTGTGATGCTGTCTTGCCCGACTGCGTACCCTTGAACAAAGGATCGTTAGCGAAGATGGAGGGGCGAGGGTGTTCCTTCCAATGGAAGGGGGAAAGTGGTGAGCAATTGCAGGTCATACATTCTCCAAAGGAAAGAAAGCACCAACTGTAACAGGTGCAACATCACGCAACACAACCAACACATCCTGTGCCACCAGACGATGTTCCTTCTGTGTAGATGGGTCAAGTCGTGCTTGCAAGAATGTAATCCAGCTACGCATGGTGCCGTTGACATACAGCTTAGATGGTGTCAACCCTTCAGGCAACAGAGCACGTGCTTGTTCTTTGGCAATGCCACGATGTAATGCTTCACCATACAAATACTCAGCTTCACCAATCATCCTAGCTTGTACTGCTTCCCACCACACTATCAGTTCAGAATCATCAGTGGTCAAAGAGTTCTGACGATTCTTGTTGTCTTGCAAGCGACACTCACGGGTGACAAACTCACCAAGCTGTGTAGCATCAGCATAACGTTGACTAAATTCTTGGAAGCTGAAGCTTCTGTGCCTGAGTATTTGTCGGGCAATGTCGCGGGTGGTGGACACTTCAATGCATACACTAGCCATTTCAAACACAGACCAGTGTGCATTCTTTGCACAATAATTAAGCAGCCCTGCGATGTTGGGGTTGTCTTGGTTGTTGGGGTTGCTGACACGGGCGCAATAGCCGATGTGTTTGTCAGCGTCAGGTGTTGCCCAAATAAGTTTTGCTGTTGTCATGTTAGTGTTGTTTGAAATAGTTGAAGTTGTTAATGTCTGTTGTTGTTTTGTGGAAGTTTTTCAAACATCTTCTCCGTTGTAGTGCTGTGTACCAGTGACATAAAAGACATCAGCGAGAACGCGAATACATTCTTCAATCTTGCTGTCAGTCATGACATCCTTAATCGGCATGTCGTTATCAATGTAATACGAAGCCTTCATCACCAGTGCTTTGATTTCTTTGTGTGTCATTTGATGTTCATCCATAGTCCGATTTGTGCGAAGGCATAACCTGTCCAGATCATGCCATTACTTAGTTCACCCTTGCTCCATTGCAGCACACCAACGATGGCATAGCCTACGCCAGTGGCACCGACAATGATGTGTTCGATTGTCATTGATTTTTCCTACGCTGAATAGTATCCCACGCATCGCAAGCACTATCCGCCACAGTCGCACCGTCAAGAGTGTCAGGTCTTGTCGCTGCTCTGATAAGCACGTACTGTATAGCAAACTGTTCTTTTGTCATTGGCAATTCCTTTAATGGAATGCGGGGTTTCATTGGTGGTTTATTCATACCATTCCTCTTAGTTCCTGTGCCACTGTAGCACTCTTCAATGTGTGTTTGACATACGGTGTAAGGCTATGCACTGTTGCATGTCCACTCAAGGCCATCACGTTTGTGAGAGCTACACCAACTTCAACCATCTCGGTGATGGCTGTCCTTCGCAGGTCCATTAGCTGCAACTCATCAGGTAGTCCAGCCTCTTGCATCACCAACTTACCCACCTTGCTCAACTGTTGCAGGCTGTAGGGCTTGGGTGTGTTCTTCGTTGAAGCTGGCATTATATAGGGTTGCCAAGACAGGTCAAGGTGTTGTTGCTTGAGCATCTCTTGCAAGTCCTTTGGCAGTGGTATAGCCACCCTTGCTCTGCGCTTGCTCTGCTCCAACGACAACACCCCTGTGTTGATGTCATAGCTATCCCATGTCAACATACGCATGTCACCAAGACGTTGCGCTGCACAGTAGGCAGTGTACACAATGAGGCCAATGCTTCGCCATTCATACTTACTGAAGGCTGTAGCCATGAAAGCTTTGATGTGTTCCTTCGTCCACACTGTGCGGCGTGGTCGGTCTGTCTGTCGCTTGACATTGGTGAATGGATTGAAGGTGCAGAACCCATTGCGGATGGCATAGCTAAACAACAGACGATACACAGCCAATGAATGATTGGCTAAGCTAACGCTGTTGCTTGCATGAGTGTCATAGATTTGTTGACACATCGGTGTTGTCAAACTACCAAGCCTTGTGTGCAACAACACCTGCCCTGCTGTGCGGTCTTGATACCATTGCTTGAGATAGTAGGCATAGTCTGAGCGAGTCTTTACACCAAGTCTGCTATGTTCAAGACTGTTGATATAGCTCTTGGTTAGATCGTTGACGGTTGACTTGTCTGTTAAGTGCTTGAGGTAGCGGTGATGCTGCCTCCACTCATCCATCAATTCATTCTGTTCGTTGCAATAGTTGATGGCTTCAACAAGGTTGGTTCCTATCTTGATGCGCTTAACAATGTTTGCTTCAACAGCGTCAGCGGGTGGATTGTATCGGTAGTAGGTGACACCGTCCTTGTCAACACGCTGCATGTAACGGGCTAGGTTCATGTGTTCCCCCTTGCTCGGATGGCGGCTTCCAAATCAACAGGACCACCATACATCGCAACTAAATCAATGATGGCCTCACGCTCGTCAGCACGGACAAGGGCTTCAAAGGCTTTGAGGTCTTGCAAAACAGCTTGAACGTGCTGCTCCGAATACGCATCACGGAAATCAATAATTCCAGCCTCACGGGCCATGTCTATCGTGTCTTTCATGCGTTCTTCTCCAAAAGCTCTTTCACCTGCTCATACACGCCGTTCCTTGCAAAGTTGTCGGCTTCCAGCTTGTCCCAGCCTGCGTAGCGCATCTCGTTCTCACAGCGTTGCAGCAGTTCATGCATCTCGCGCAGGCAGTCCGCAGACTTGCCGTGCAAGGGCCACTGCATTGTATTTCCCAACATGGCGGCAAGGCGCAATGGCTTTGGTAGTTTTCCGATCCGCACAAGTTCTGCGGTCTCTTCTTCGGCGTTGTATTGGTCTTGTTTATTCATGCTCGTGGCTCCTGTAAAAATTTGGTTGGTTTTGTACGTTGGGTAAGGGTTGCTCATGTGTTCTTCTCCTTGAGTTTGGCTTCGATGGCTCGGGCATAAACCTGCAACCCCTCTTCCATGGTCATCCCGCCTTGATCGGGCGCATAAAGCTCACACGGTGTCTTGTTGATTTCCTCATCCGTCAGCCCAACCCATTGCCGCTGTGCAGGTGGGGTGGTGTAGAGGGGGATTTTGTCCAAGACTGCGACAGTTGGCGTGTTCCACAACACAGGGCCGTTCCATTCAAAAGTGCGCTTTTCTACGTTTATCCACGCCACAGGCTCCTGCACAGGTGCTGAACGGGCTTGCTTGATGGCGGTGATTGCAGCCTCTATTTTGTTTACATCGTCATCATGCGCAGGATAGTCAAAACATTCCAACGCCTCCAGCGCCAAGTCGAGTGCTTCGTCTTTGGTCATAAACAACTCCTCAATGTCAACAAGCCAAGCATCAGCACGATGAAGGCCCACAGTATCCAGATCAACTGACCATCAGCCGGGGTTGGTTTGTCTTCGTCTTCGTTCATTTACTTTCCTCTTTAGGTTTCTTAGGTAGCGGTGCCCAATGTGTCCAGAACTTGTCTTTACCATTGATGTTCTTTTCATGAACCTCCCCGTACACAGCAACACCATGCACACTCAGTAGCTGCACCTTCGCAGACCTTGGGCATGTTGCAATGGGTTGCCAATAGTATTCGGTATCGACAACGGTTGTGCCGTCCTTGGTTAGTCTGATTGTCATTTGTCACCCATGTTGTAGAGCATAGTTGCTGTAGCCAACAACTTGTCGTGGTCAACCAGCTTGTCAAGCCAGCGTTGAGGGATGCTGTCATAGCCATAGGTACGGCCAGCAATCATACCTGTCACAGCACCAACTGTATCAGCGTCACCACCTTTGTTGATAGCATGTATGAGGGCGTCTTCGAAGGACGATGTAGCTGCAACAGATTGCCATGCCGATGCATAACATCCCATCACTGTGCCGCTTTCTTCCTTGATGCCCTTGTCGAACAGGGTTTTGTTACCATATCGAGCACCATCGAACAACTCTTCAGCCAGTGCAGCGCTGTAGACAACACACTTACCTGTGCCGTGAGTGATGAGGCCACCAGCAACAGACTCAGCAATCGCCATTGTCTTGTTGTTGTGGTTGAACAGGATGTGTGGAGCCATTCGCATGATGCCACCGTTACCGTCTGTCATCAATGCACAAGAGCCACCATAGGGACGCTTGTTAGACGATGCAGACAAAGCTTCGGCTGTGGTGGTGCCGATGTCAAAGCAATGGTCACGAGTACCGAAGGTGCCACGGTTACGCCACTGTTTGAAGTTCTGTGCAATGACACCGGGAGCAAAGCGTTTGTATGTGAGGTAGGCATCAGCAATAGCCATTGCCATCGCCGTATCATCTGTAGTCTCGGCAATAGCTAGATCGTGTACACCACCACCAATCATGTCACGAACAGGTGATCCTGTGTTTGGTTCTGTAAACTCCAGCGGCCCACCAAGAGCATCACCAATAGCGAGTCCCATGAACATGCCGATAGCGTTGTTACGATTCATTACTATTCCTTGTGTTTTATTAAATAATCCAGAGCTTTTTGCAACAAGTCAACATCGTCTTGCAGCAAACCAATTCCTGTGTTGCAACCATGACAAAGCAACTCTCTCACTTTACCTGTGACATGATCATGATCTACAAAAAGCTTTTTGTTTTTGTTCTCTGACTCATGTTTACCGCAGATTGCACAACTACAGTTTTGCGTAGCTCTCATCTCTTCAAATTTTTCAAGAGTGATTCCGTACAACTGTCTGTATTTGTGACCACGATGCATGTCTACATTGTTCTTTCTGAACTTACTGCGTCTTTGTATTTCATCTTCTCTGTTTTCGTAATAGTATTCTTTTCGTTTATCACGTCTTGCTTGTGGGTCTTTGTTGTACTGAACCTTATTGTTAATGTTGTCACACGTCTTGCACCAGCTTCTATAACCAGAAGCCTTCGACCTGTCACGATTGAACAAAGCAATCTCTTGCTCAGTGCCACACTTAGAACATACTTTTGTATCCATATAAACTCCTATAAAGTATAGTAGTTATATGAAGTAGTGAATGAACTGTCAAGTGAATTAACGTAACATTTCCTGTGCTGTCTAACATGAGCTATGTTAGATGTTGAAGATGGTGTTACGTACTGGATTCGAACCAATGACCGAGCAATTATGAGCTGCCTGCTCTACCACTGAGCTAACGTAACAGGTTGCATGTCTCTCCATGCTGTCACCGATTGTCTACCTGAAGAACCCCATAGCGGTTAAGGCCATCAACAGTTACGCAGTGACGAATTCGTCAGCAATGTTCCACAACTCTGTGTTGATACGCACAGCTTCCTTGATGGAGTTGACAGGCCGAGCCTTACGCATCACACCTTCAGGGCGCTGCTCAGTGATGGAGCGAATCATTGCATTGCCACGAATGACACCCTCTTGGATACGGTTGAACACAGTGAATGCATCGTAGCCTTCGTCACCATTGCGGCGTACATTCATCACGTCCTTGACGGTCTGTGCCACAGCATAAGCACCACGGGTTTGACCTGTGTAGTCATCCCAACGGGTAGCAACACCAGCAATAGCCATGTCATGTGCTTGACCAACAGACAGAGACACACCACGCATCCTGTCAATGCGGCCCATCAACTCAGGCAATGTAGCCACTGTGTTACGCAACATCTCTTCAAAGCCTGTCAATGCTTTGCTGTGATAGATGCGAGACTGGAAGCCATCACCTGCCACAATACCGTTGGAGCAGATGAAACGGAACACACCAGCAAACAACTTCACACTACCTGTACCATCGTGGCTGTTGTACAAGATGATCTCAGGACGAATGTCACCAGCTTCCACGATGTCAGTGGTCTTGCTGAATGCCAGCATGTGAGCAGCGTGTTCTGTGCTGGCTTTGCGGCTACGTTTCTGTGCAGCCTGTGTTGGAAGGTAGCCATAGTCTGCCATGATGGGCAGCACATCGCTTGTGTTGAGGGAAATGTAACGATCACTCAAGCGCTCTGCTTTGGTTGTGCTGAACGCAGCAGGGGCACGGTGTTGGATCTGCTCAAGTGTCAGAGCGGAGTTGTCAATGTTGCGGGAGAAGATGACGTGATTTGCCATGATGTGTTTCCTTGCTACGTTGTGGCATGATTGCCGAGTTGGGCCTTCAGTGTAAAGGCTTTCCAGATGGCTTGTCAAATAAACCATCCAGAAAACCCTACAAATTAGTCGGGCTTTGCTTTCTTTCGCAGCGGTGCAACCTCTGCCCATGCTTGCAGATGCACCACTTCGTTCGCCAGTGTCAGACAGTAGCTGTACATCCCATCGATGTGGTCAAAAAACAACACTTGGTTGTCCCATGCAGGCACCATCACATAGCTACGTGGTCGTGCTTTGTACAACTCACGCACTGGCTGCACATCAAAGTCGGCAATATCAATCTCGCTGATCATGTTTCTTTTCCTTGTTGATGTCGTCTTGCAAAGCCACACCACCATCGATGTAGCCTTGCCTGTATTGCCTACCTTCCCAACTGTCAGCGGGGAAGAGGTAGGGGTGTTGTTGTAAGCCACGCAGTCCATGCATCCTACCTACGGTGTAGGCAACAGACTCACTCATCTCTCACCTTCACCAGTGCATCAGCTATTTTGTAGCAGTGGCGGCTCAGTGCAAGCGGGTCTTCAACAGCTACACCAGAGGCGAGAATACCCTTCATCACCTCCAGCGAGAAGGTGTCACGTAGGGATGGCTCAGCCTTCTCAGCGAATGAGGGACGACCACGTGAACGGGTTGGTTTGTCTTTAGGAGAAAAGTCTGCGCTTGTTGTTTCGTTCATTTGTTTTTCCTATAAAAGATGTGATTGTTTATAACAGCTATCTTGTTTAGCGACTTACGCCATACAGGCTTCACTGCCTTCGTGTGGTAGTGGGTTGCACCACCTGTGATGTCCAGCAACACACCTGTCATTGCTTTGTCAACGACAGTATAGAGTACAGACGTGTCACCTTTGATGGGTTTGTTACGACCCTTAGCTGTGTTTGTCCAGCTAAATTGTTTGCGAGCATAGACAACATCACAAACAGACTTGCCTTGCTGCTCAGCCCTGTTCAGGGTGACAGAGGCAACAGCTTGCATGCCAGCAACACCCTCACCACGGGCTTCATGGTAGACGTTCTTCATCATGCAACACCACTCAGACGCAACAACAGAGGATGGTGCTGGTGCATGGTCACATGAGGCTGTGGAAAGCAATAGAGCGCAACAGAATACAGCGATGGGGATGTGTTTCGCTACGCTCACAACGGTGCATCCTCATGGTTGTTGGGGTTGAATGGAGGACGTTTATGTCCTGTGTCGAGTGGGTTAGGAAATGCCGGAAACGGCCATACATTAGAAGCCATATTCATAACGTTCGTAAGAACGAATTTTGCTGTCACGTTCGCTGCGCTTCTCAACAAACTTGACACGGGTATCTCGCTCAGTCAGTGCCATGCACAGTGTCGTCAGGTCACAGTCTTCTTCAAGGTAGGCATACTCACCACGCTGATAGCTGTACCGTGTAATCTTGTCGGCAATGCCGAGGTTGACTAGCACATCTTTGCGAACCTTACCCCATGCATGACCGGGGTCGTTGTAGATGGTGATGGTGAATGTTTTGCTCATGCTGTCACTCCAATGTTACGACTTTCGTCAGTTGCAAACTGTTCATAGATGTCAGAGCATTCCCAATCGGCATCACCGTCATCGTATGCGGCGTACTCAGCCTCATGCCAGACCTTGTCTTCGGCCTGTTCTTTTGTTTCAGCGTCAACGTAGACGGTGACGTAGCTTGTACGCCTCAACTCAACTGCAAATTGTTTCATTTGTTTTCCTACGGAAGTGTCGATGCAACAGCGCATCAGTAACAACCCTCAGTGAAGGCTGTTACGGGGTGCTGTAGCGTTAGCTACGGGAGTCGAAGACGACTACCACCATGAGTCGTAGAACACAGCCTTGCCTTCAACCAGTGCCTCTCTTGCTTTAGCAACGAAGGTTGCAACGCTTTCGAGGTCTTCGGGGTATATCGTTTGCTCACCGAAGAAGAACCCATTGATGGGTACAAGCTTGTTATTGCCTGTGTCCATCTCAAGTCGGTCTAGGTCTTCGCTGGTCAACCTCACTGTGGTGCAGTTGAAGATTGTTTTGATACCACCTTTGATGCGGTACAGGTCTTCCATCCAACCATGCAAAGCATTGAACTTACGCCAGTAAAACAACTCTGTTGTCTTCCTGTCAGCATCAGGTGTGTAGTCTGTGTCGGTGTCACCTGCCCACTCAGCAGGGACGGTGAATGCATACATGTCGAGACCCATGTTGTTTCCTTTCAGGACAATGACTCAATAGCGAGTCAGTAACACTACTGGTGACTCAATAATGTTACAAAGCGCTATCAATTCCAGACGTTGATGTGAGAACGTTTGTTTTCGCTGACAGTCAGTGCCACTAAGCGGCCTGTCTCAATTGGATGCTCACCGTACAAGTGTACAAAGGTGTTGTATTTGTATGGGTTGTAGGTGATGGCTGTGCCGTTGTAAACGATGCGCTCAATTGTCAACTCATCGTCAAGGCTACCGACCCACTGACCGACAACACCAGCATGCACATTCTTCTTACGTTCACGAAGGACACGCTGACGACCTGCTTCGGACACCTTGAACGTGCCACCATAGATCAACACCTTGTCACTGTGTGCCACAACACGGCCCTTCTTCGGGCCTTCCAGTGCTTTAATGCTAAAGCATTTACGGTGCAGGTTGAAGTAGACGAATACTCTCATGTGTGTTTCCTTTCAGGAAGTTGTCAATTGTTCAGGTGATGGTGTCATCAATGACGACACATCCACACCACCAGCATTGCAATGCATGCCATACTCACTGATATACATTAGCTGTGCCACCAATCGAGTGCCACCAGCAACGCTGGCAACTTCGGTGACAGTGTAGACCTGTGCTGTAGGATGGTCAGACAACACCACCTTGTCACCAACACGGGGAACGGTCTTACGCTTTTGCAACTGAGCATAGTGCAAACGTGCATCATCACGGTCGAAACCGCTTCGTCTTGTTGTATACATATTGTTTCCTTTAGGAAGGCTTGATATAAACTCTGTAGCCCAGTGCCACAAAGCTTATGAAAGCCACATCATATAGCACCGACCCCAATGCCATGATGTAGTTCCTATGCACATTTTCACAACCATGTGCTATGGTCAGACAAGGATGTTACGTGCCTTGAATCACGCTGGTCTATTTCAGGCATCTGTCACATGCCATACTGACACCACGCCTAGTTTTTAAAGAACAATTTTGTGATGCCGATGCATCGATGCTTTCAATTATGTAGACTTTGCAAAACCCCTGTCAAATGCAAGGCTATTCAACCTTGCTTGCTGTAGGGACTTTGCAAAGCCTCCCCCGAAGGGGAAGCAATGTCTCACACTACGTACTTAGCGCCGGAACCATGTGCCACAACGGCAATTGACTTCGCAATCACACTGCTACCGGCACACAATCCACACTTCTCACATGTCGTCTTCGCACCGCCTTCGGCTGTAGCAGGACACACAATTTCCTTACCCTTGACTACGTCAGCCACATTGCTAACGATGCGGAATGTACGGCGACCAAGTGACCAAGACAGCGAAGCTGATGCAACCGATTCAACCGATTCCATATACAGTGATGCATCAAACGCAGCACCTTCGGTGTTGGCTTGGTGACTGTAACCGGTGTGGCCCTCAGCTTCGCTGATAAGCTCATTCCAGACTGACGAAGGGACAGCAGCACCGTCACCGTAGGTGCCGATTCTCACCATACGGCCCTTACCGACAGCGGCCAAGCTTTCAGCTTTGGGATACTTACCAGCAACGAAACCCTTGTACACAATCACTGGCCCTTGACCAATTACTACGTAACAACTGCGGTTCTTTGCAAGCTTCGCTTTAGGGTCATCGGTTGCAGTGCCACGGTGAGGACAAGTGCCACAAATTGCAACGTCAGCACCAGTCTTGGATGCATCACGGGGATCCATGTCGCTGCGGATGATGTATGTCTGTATCATGTCCGCTGTCTTGCTGTTGCTTGACTTCGTCAAGGCGATGGCGACAATCGGTGAGCCGTCGATCAGCGATGGGCCTTCATATACTACGTATCCAGTGACTTTTTTCATGGTGTTTACCTTCGGTAAGTGATGCAGCGATGTTGCTGCTGGCCTCAATTGTACAGACCTTTGAAAGACCTTGCAAGCTGTGGGGTTATTTGAAACGCTTTGCTGCAACGAAGTTGCCACGGCGGTACACAGTCGCTGCATCATAGCATGCTGCCCACTCTAAAGCTTCGCTTCGGGTGAAAGTGTAATGACGTTTTTTGAAGCCTTCGCCG